CCAAGGGCGATACAAGGAAATCATAGAAGAGCCAAAGAAGGATGCTTCAACTGACAAGAAGTCGAGTAAACGAACTAGCAGCGACACTGAAGGACAATGAGGTGAGCGGGTCGGGTACTGACTACCTATTCGAGTTCACTTCTTTGGATCAAGCTGCAAAGTACGTGATTGCCCAAGTCACAGCCGAATCAACGCGGGTTACTCAGTTCACCATCGAATTGAACGCGACCGAGGACGCTGCGAACGGGGTCATACAACTTCGCCCCGGACACTATGACGTGAAGGTGTACCGACAAGATAGCGACTCCAATCTTGACCCCCTAGATGCGGTTGTGGACGGGGTTATCTTCGAGACGGATGCCTTTGTAGAAAGGTCAGCGGGTGACTCGGATGACGTGTTCTATAAAAATTCATTAGCCTCATCTATCTATTATGAGAAAGTCTAACAGGACTGAGCTTCTTTCGGTTGACATGGTCAGCCATACCGAGCGGGAATACCAAGAAGAGGTAATGACCGGACGCGATAAGTACGTCAAGTACGGGGCTGAGGACGACCTACCACAATACCTGACTGAGATATACGAATCCAGTCCGATTCATGGGGCTTTGGTGAACTCCATTGCCGATATGATCTACGGGGATGGGCTTGAATCTGAAGAGGGCGAAGTAAACCCAAGGATTCAAGATTGGTTAGGTAGAAAGACCTTCGGTCAGGATGGTCAAGACACCTTGAGGTATATCTGCCTAGACTTGAAAAAGAACGGCATTTCCTTTGTCGAGGTAATCCAAGGGCAAGGGCAAATCTCTACACTTTTCAGAAGTGAGCCGGAGTTCTGGAGGCTTGGTGAAAAGGATGATAACAGGGAAATCAAAGAGGTATGGTATTCTGAGGACTTCGGAGACCCGTATAAGAACGTGAAGCCCGACCCAGTTCCGGTATGGAAACCAGGAACGAAGGAACAGCGGTCAGTCCTTGTGATCTCATTGCCCTGTGTTGGACATTCTTACTATCCAAGGCCCGACTATTACGGAGGCGCGAAGTATGCTGAATTAGACAAGGAAATAGGGTCATTCCACTTGAACCACATCATGAACGGGATGGCTCCTAGCATGGCTATAAACTTCAACAACGGCATCCCAGAGACGAAGGAAAAGAGGCAAGCGATAAAGAAGGAGGTGCAGAAGACCATGCAGGGTACTTCCAACGCGGGAAAGATTTTCATCACGTTCAACGAAGGAAAGGAACGGGCGGCTGAGTTCACGACATTCGATTTGAGCGAAGCGCATTTACAATACGACCAACTAGCTCGAACTGTCGTGCATCAGATTCTAGTTGCTCATCGGGTCATAAGTCCGATGCTCCACGGGGTCAGGGATTACGGTACAGGGTTCAGTAACAACGCGGACGAGTTGGCGATGGCTACGCGCCTTTTTGAAAGGAACGTGATACTACCATTCAGAAGGCAGATAGAAAAGGCGTTATCCCCTGTGTTTGAAGAGATGGGCCAACAGTCGCCTTTATACTTTGTAAGCCCTGAATTGGAATCTTTGACGGGTGCAACTACTGAAGAGAAAGTCGAGGAAGAGATATTGGAGCAACGGCCTACGCAGTTGGCTAACGACTTCACAGAAGATGAAGGGATAGATATGCTTTTGGGGTTGTCTCCGAACATCCAACTACCTGATGATAATTGGGAGCTTGTGGAGTCTCATCGGGTCGAGGATGATGGGAACTACAAACTATCCAATCAAAGACGCTTAGAGGGCTTCTTTTTAAGCCTGTTCGACAATCGAGGGGCCGTTAACTCAAAGCCGACTAAAGCGAGTAAGCAGGACAGCGGAGTGTATAAGGTGCGTTACGCTTATATGCCTGTTCGCAAAAGCTCGAAGAGCCGCGACTTCTGCAAAGCCTTGGAGTCGATTACCGAGCGAGGTGGGGTATTCAGGATCGAGGACATCACCAACATGAGCCGTTCGGGGGTCAACAAGAGCCACGGGCATAAAGGGAAAGGATACAATCTATTCCTATACAAGGGCGGGGTCAACTGTCACCATTTCTGGGAGCGTAGGATATATAAGGAAAAGGTATCCAAGGACAATCAGACAAGCGTGAACAAGGCAAGAGGCGAAGGATTCAAGCCAGAGACGAATGATTCCAAAGTCGCCAAGCTTCCCGTTGATATGCCACGGAACGGACATCATCCAGACTGGAAACCATGACAGACGTTTATCTCATAGACCAAGATTATTTGATCCGGTACAGTTGGATCAATGGAACGGTTGACGAAGACTTCTTGAAGCCCGCTATCCGTTTGGCTCAAATGAAGCGCGTCCGGTTCTACCTTGGAAAGTGCCTGTACGATAAGTTGATTTCACTTGTCCAGAATCAAGACGCTGGAGACGCCACGAGCATCAATGATGCATCGAACAGCGCGTACAAGACGCTACTAGACGACTACTTGCGCGATGTGGTCATGTATTGGACGTTGGTAGAGCTTTACCCCTACCTAGTCAGGAAGATTGACAACTCCAACATATTCAGGCGTGTCAGTTCCAATAGTGAGCCAATAAGCTCCGAGGAATTAGCTGACATGGTGAAGAACGAGCGAAGCACGGCGCAACACTTCACGGATCAAATGATAAAGTACCTATGCGACTTGGACGATGGTAATCAGATACCAGAATGGGAAACCTGTGATTCGCCCCTTGCTAATTCACACCGTAGCGAATTGCCGTACATGGATGGCTTGGACGTTGTATGAAGGGAAAAGACCGCATAAAGGAAAAGGAGCGGCTTCTGCGTTTATTCCTTGAGAAGGCTAAGAAACGTAAGAAGGTTCGCTAATCCACTCTCCAAGCCTTGTCCAGAACTCATCTTCTGGTAGGCTCATTATCTCTTCGGGAATCACTTGTTCATTCATCCCGCTTTTGTCAGGCTATTGATGTACGCCCTTGCTATCCTTGTCATCCGGTCGGGGTCTAGGCAGTGTTCGTAGGACTCCACTAGAAGATGATTGTCGATGTCCTCAGCCGATAGAGTTTCTCGGCTGCCTTTCCTGTATCCATCCCTCACTTCATTTCCCTCGATTCGTTTTCCCGCTCTTTTATAGGAGTCGCGAAAGCAGCTATCCACGCAGTCCGCGTATTGACGGTTAGTTCGTTTACCTTTCGATATATACGGTCTGGATTCCTTCTTGAAGTGGTCCAGCGTCCTAGGATTGAACGGGTCGAAGGATTGGTCTATGGTAGACCTTCTTGGGGATACTGGGCGTATTGATTCGCTCAAGGTTGACTATTGTGAGTTAACCGAATCCGTGAATCGGGGCGGACATTAAAACGACTGATACGCCCGCCCCATGACTCACAAACTCTAACAGATGAAACCAGTCCATCGACTGGACTTGACAAAGGTAGGCAAATAATAAGAACAATCTAATCGACTGACATTCACGCCTATACATTTAGAACCATTCTAAATTAGGCCCTTTTGTCAATAGTTACAAAAAGTCTCTTATCTTTGTCACGTTCAACAAACAAGAACGCTATGACTCACACAACGAAAGAAATACCATTCTGCACGGTCAAACAAGGGCCGCACCGAAAGAAGTCCTATGCAGTTACTATGGTCTACACCGTACTAGCTGAATCGGATAACGAGGCAATCAGTATTGCCAACATCAACAAGGAGTTGATGGATAGGAATCTGGATAACCGTCCAGAGGTTCTATACATCCACAAGAAGAAAGGACTCGAGACGGTTACGGTCTACGGTGACACCGAGCCTGAAGTGATCGAGGATGTTCCATTCGATATAGTCAACCGATGAACTTCTATTCTCACATATTACAACCGTTCCTAGCTGGCAACCTTTCAGCGGATGATTTCGAGATACACAGCGAACGCAAACACGAGTACATCTTCGGTGATTGGTCTGTGTTCATAAGCAACGAACGCGGGGCTATCCAAAAAGCTTACGTGTCCGAGTTCCTGCATGATGAAGGGGTGTTCGTCTTCCGGTTCGACATCGAAGGCAAAGACCTACAAAGGCTAC